AAAAAGTCTTTGTCAAGACGTGGTGCTAAAGGAGTTAAACTCTTATACCAACATAAGTCAGATATGCCAATAGGTGTCTTTGAATCAATCAAAGAAGATGAACACGGTTTAAAAGTCAAAGGTAGACTTGCTATGAAAACACAAGCAGGTCAAGAAGCATATGAATTAATGAAGATGGGTGCTTTAGATGGTCTATCTATAGGCTTCAGAGTCAACCCCAAAAAAGTTTCTTACGATAAACGTACTAAAAAACGTGTTATTGATGAAGTAGATTTAATGGAGATATCTCTCGTTACGTTTCCTATGAATCCACAGGCGACTGTGCGTAGTGTGAAAGGCGAAGAAATTTCTATTAGGGAATGGGAAAATGGTATGCGAGATGCTTTCCATCTTTCTCGTTCAGAAGCGAAACAAGCTGCAAAAGCAGTGCATGAAGTATTTACTCAACGAGATGTTGAGGACAATACGGAATTGGTAGATGCCATTAAACAATTAACCAAAACCTTAAAACAAGCATAATAGGAGAAAACTATGTCAGAACATGACGTAAAAGAATCCCTTACAGAATTTGGTCAGGCTTTTGAAGAATTTAAGAAAGTCAATGACGAAAGACTGGAAGCGATAGAAAAAGGCGAAGGTACAGCTTACTTAGACGAGAAGATGCAAAACATTGAGTCAAAACTTGATGCTTTTGAAGATATCTCACAGAAGCTAAACCAAGCCGAAACCAATGCTGAAAACATCAAGGAGCAGGTTGCTAAACTAGAAACAGTCATCAAACGACCAAATTCAGGTTTAGATACTAAGCAAGTTGATGAAAGGGTTGCTGCTTTTGATCTTTACTGCAGAAAGGGCATTGATGCTCTTGAGCCTGCTGAAAAGAAAGCATTAACAGTATCCAATGACAGCACTGGTGGGTATCTTGCACCACCTGAGTACGTGAGAGAGTTACTAAAAACTGTAACTGAAATCTCACCAATCAGAAGTATTGCAAGAGTTAGAAGTACAGGACAAAGATCAATCCAAGTTCCAAAAAGAACTTCACAGTTCTCTGCAGAATGGGTTGCTGAGTCAGGTACAAGAAGTGAAACCACTGGATACAACGTAGGTCTTGAAGAAATCCCTGCACATGAGCATTACGCTTTAGTGGATATTTCTGAGCAAGACTTAGAAGATTCAGTATTTGACCTAGAAGCTGAAATGCAATCAGAGTTTGCAGAGCAATTTGCAAAAGCTGAAGGTACAGCTTTCGTAAGTGGTAACTCAGTTGGAAAACCTGAAGGTATCTTAACTAACAGCAATGTTGGTGAAGCTGTATCAGGTAGTGCATCTGCTCTTACTGCAGACGGTCTTATCACTTTAGTGCATAGCATTAAATCTGATTACATCAGAAATGGTACATTTGTATTTAACAGATCAACACTTTCTGCTATCAGAAAACTTAAAGATACTGCAGGACAGTACATCTTCCAACAAGGAATGATGTTGTCAGGTGGTATGTCATCAACAATCTTAGGGCATCCATATGTGGAAGCAACTGATATGCCTGATGTTGCAGCTAATGCGTATCCAATCGCATTTGGTGATTTCAACAGAGGTTATATGATTGTTGACAGGGTGGCTTTAGCAGTATTGCGTGACCCATTCACACAAGCTACAACTGGTAATGTAAGATACATTGCTAGAAAGCGTGTTGGTGGTCAGGTAATTTTCCCTGGTTCGCCTTTGCAGATGCTCATCTCTCTTGGTGGTGTTCTTCAGGAAGCAAATGTTTCCTATCAAATCAATAACGATCAGATTACGTTCTCCGATCCTCCGACACCTGGTAGCGACTTTTTCGGTCTTGTTATCGGTGATACTGTTGATGTTGGTGAGCCTTCTGATGG